AAATGTCATGAAAATACCTTGTTCATCAACAGGAGAAGAACCTGCAACTCATTGGTTTTGCACAATGGCAGGATCTGAGGAAAAAATGAATTCTATTTACGCTAAGAAAAACTTATCTATAATGGAATTAGAAATTGGCCCAAAAGAATTTCTTAATAAATGGAATCTGAAAATTATAAGATAGTAAAAAATTTCATCAGTGATGATGAGGTTAAACTAATTGTTGATTGGGTTGATTCGTTAAATCCTGAAGATGGAGATCCGAATTACCACTTAAGTGAAATCTCAAAAACACTGAAGGGAAAATCTTGTATTATAGACATCTCAAATACCGAACTTACAAACTACATTACAAATTTTCAATCAGTTTCTAAAGTTTCAAAACAAGAGATACCCGCAATTATCAAAACTATTTTTAAAAGAATATCTGAAGAGAATAATCTACCGCTTGATAATATCTTTATTCAAGCGGTTGACATGAAAAAAGGTGGTAGAATACAACCCCACTATGATGCATCACTTGATGGTTACATAAATTATAAGTGTAACATAAGTGTGTTATCAGAAGATTACAAAATTTTTATAGACGGTTCATCACCTGTAATCGAACAAAAAGACCTATATTGTTTTGAGGCTTCTTTATACAAACATTGGACCGAAGAGTTTAACTCAAGAAGGGTGTTTTTAAGTTTTGGTTTTATAGTTCCATATAGTGTGGTTGGAAGGACGGAAAACGACCCAAGAGTTAGATTAAGTCAACGGATATCAAAATATTTTCAAAAACTTAGTTGATATAAAACAAAACAAAAACTATATTTATTTACGAAGGTAAATGCCGACCTTATTCGGCAGCTAATACACCAAAAGTAAAAAATATATGATATCACAAGAAGAAATTAAAAGTTTCCTCGAAGGCAACGACCCTGAGGAACATATCGTAGCAATAGAATACGACTACCAATCAGACCACATTTTTAAAATAAAAGAAGTTCCCGGTAAAGGAAAATCAATTAACAGAGACACATTTATTGCCTTTGCTTGGGTTGGAGACCTGCATGGACTTAATTTTTATTCTGGATCCAAAGAACAACAGAAAGAGGCAATGACCAAATATGGTATCATAATTGATAAATTAAGAACCGACGGTAATGAAAGATTAGAGAATGGTTTAACATTTCTTGTTAAATCTCTAAAGGGATACAGAACCCTTATTCAGTTCTTCCGTGATGGAGGAATTGACCCATGGGGTGAAAACGCAAAAGATAGAATAATGTTATTGTCACCTGTAGAACAATACTTGGTCTCAAAGGAAAAACGATTATTTAAAGGATTTGACGAATATAACGACATTACTAGGTTTGTATTTGACCTTGAGACTACCGCCTTAGAACCAAAGGACGGTCGTATCTTTATGATTGGGATCAAAACAAACAAGGGATTTATGAAAGTAATTGAATGTAAAGACCCTGATGAAGAGAGAAGAGGTCTTGTTGAGTTTTTTAGAACCATAGATGAGATTAAACCGTCAATTATTTCTGGATACAACTCAGCAAACTTTGACTGGTTTTGGATATTTGAGAGATGTAAGGCCCTTAATTTGGACATTAAAAAGATTGCAACACCAATGATCTCAAATAAAACAATCTCACAAAGGGAGTCTATGTTAAAGTTGGCAAACGAAGTTGAGATGTTTAACCAAGTTAAAATGTGGGGATACAACGTAATTGATATAATTCACTCCGTTCGCAGAGCTCAAGCAATTAACTCAAACATTAAAGAGGCAGGTCTAAAGTATATTACAAAATTTATCGAAGCCGAATCTGCCGATCGTATATATATTGACCACACTAAAATTGGATCAATGTATGCAGAAAAAGAAGAATATTGGCTAAATATCCAAAATGGTAATTATAAGAAAGTTGGGTCAGATCAAAAAATTGATGAGATATGTGTAAGACGAGGAGACATTTACATTAAAACAACTGGTGATAATATCGTTGAGCAATATCTTGAGGATGACCTTGACGAAACTCTATTGGTGGATGATGAATTCAACCAAGCAACATTCCTATTGGCGTCATTAGTTCCAACAACATATGAAAGAGCATCAACAATGGGGACAGCAACTCTTTGGAAAATGGTAATGTTGGCTTGGTCATATAAACATGGCTTGGCAATACCACAGAAAAAAGAAAAAAGAAACTTTGTTGGTGGATTATCTAGATTATTAAAAGTAGGGTATTCTAAGAACGTATTAAAGCTCGATTACTCCTCACTATACCCATCCATTCAGTTAGTTCACGACGTGTTCCCTGAGTGTGATATAACGGGGTCAATGAAGGGGTTTTTAACTTACTTCCGGAATTCTCGTATTATGTATAAGAATTTATCTGCAGAATATAAGACAATTGATAAGAAAAAATCGACCTCATATGATCGTAAACAATTGCCAATTAAGATTTTTATTAACGCATTCTTCGGATCATTATCAGCTCCACATGTATTTCCTTGGGGTGACATTGATATGGGAGAACAAATAACCTGCACGGGTAGACAATACTTAAGACAAATGTTAAAGTTCTTTAGTAAAAAGGGGTATAGTCCTTTGGTATGTGACACGGATGGTATGAACTTCTCATTACCTGATGGGGGTGTTGATGATAGAACATATGTTGGAAAAGGAAAAAATTGGTTAGTTAAAGAAGGTAAAGAATATAACGGGTATGATGCCGATGTTGCCGAGTTTAATGATTTATTTATGAAAGGTGAGATGGGTCTTGATTGTGACGGAACTTGGGATTCTTGTATTAACTTGGCTCGTAAGAACTACGCAACAATGGAACACAACGGTAAAGTTAAATTAACGGGTAATAGTATTAAGTCCAAAAAAATGCCAAAATACATTGAAAAGTTTTTAGATAAGGGAGTTAAACAATTACTTAGAGGTGAGGGAAAAGAATTTATTGATTGGTATTATGAATACATTCAAAAGATATTTGACCTAAGAGTTCCGTTGGCAGAGATTGCGTCTAAGGCGAAAGTTAAAATAAGTGTTGAGGATTACATTAAACGTAGTAAACAAACAACAAAGTCGGGTAGTTTAATGTCAAGACAAGCACATATGGAACTTATTATTAGAGATGGGATACAATCTAATCTTGGTGATGTAATCTTATATGTGAACAATGGAAATAAGGCGTCTCATGGTGATGTCCAAAAAATAAATGAAAAAATGCCAAAAAAAGAAATGGATTTATTTTTTGAGATTAATGGTAGTAAACCTATTTTGGGGTCTCACGTCCAATTAAATTGTTATCGTATTGAACCATCTGATTTAGAAAATAACCCTGAAATGTTAGGAGAATACAACATTCAACGAGCAATTGCAACATTTAATAAACGAGTAGAACCATTGTTAATAGTATTTGACGATGAGGTTAGAGATACATTATTGGTTAAAAATCCAGAGGATAGAAGTTTTTATACTTCAGGTCAATGTAAGTTAATTAATGGCAAACCATTCAGTCCTGAAGATCAAGATGATGTTTATGAAAACTTAATCAAAATGGAACAAGGTGAAGTTGATTTTTGGGATTCTGTTGGTGTTGATCCTAATTATATTTATGAATTAGCTGAGACAGGTTGGGAAGAATTTATTTAACAGTTGTCAATCCATTTTAACTCCATCAGAAGAAAGCACATACCAAACACCATTGATGTTTTGTAATTCAACACAAGCACCACGACCAATAGAAATCTCATCCCAATCCTCATCTATTCTACCAATATCTGGTATTATAACACAATTGGTTAATGTTTTAATTTTAATTCTTTCTGTGGTTGTTGAGTCTAACTTTATTTTTGATTGTGTTACATCTCTAACAATTATTAGGTCTTCACCAAGTGTAGAATAAAAATCTTTATTAACGATTAATGTTTTAAAGTCATTTAAATTAACTGTTCTATTTGATTTAAAAACTGTTTTACGAATTGGGGTTTCTCTTATTATTGACATAAAATTAAATTACATATATTTGACGAGGCATTGCTCTGAACTTAAGTTGTTTGTTAAGGTTTTCAGCAAGTAACGCCTCTCGTTCCATGATTTTTTCAGGACGAAGTCTTGTTAATCTGCCTTCAGCTCCAATAAGTTCGTCTATTAATTTTGTTTTTTCATCTTTACCTTCTGTTGCCAATGTTGCATATTCCATAGTTAATTCACCATCAGGGGTTTTTAAACTACCACTAAATTTACCTCTAACTTTTGATAAAGTTTCTTTACAATATGCAGTAAAATATCTTCTAACCCAAACTTGAGCCGGATTATTTAACTTATACCAACTTAATTTATCAAATGGAACATCAGATGGTAGTAATACTATATCAGGATTATCAGTTAAACATTTGTCTCTATCACCCTGATTAGTATCATAATACCAATACCAAACTTGCCCTTTAGATAAACTTGAATTACCAAAATCAAATCTACCTCCTGGCGTATTTAACAGGTGTAACGCTTTTTTACCACCAGGTAATGCTGTAATATAATAAGTTAAGTCCCCAACAAGCATTCTTCTTTGAATATTAATTTCTTGCATTCTTAATAACATATCAAACGCTGGAGTTAAAAAATAACCACCCCCCATTGAATTTCCCATTTGAGCAAGACCTCCCCCTCCTCCAAGTCCGGTTCCATCTCCAAAACCCCCAAAACCACCAACACCAAACATCACGCTATTAAGAGTTGCTGGCGTAAACCACAACACTTCATTAATTTCACGACCTGCGGGTATTTCATATATTTGTTGATTAGCAACTAACTGAACATAATCTTTTTTAATTTCCCAATCTCCACCGGCTTGTAACCCAACAATTTTAGAATACGCATAAGTGTATCGAGTTTCAAAGTCTAAACTTTTTGTTACAAAGGCTCTAGATAATGACTGTGTGTCTAAATTTAAATTATAAAGTGATGTCCATTGAGACTCAATTAACCAATCCTGCACATATTGTGAGTAATCCTCAATTGAAAACTCTAAAAGAGTATCCATCATTTCATCTTCCAGTTCTACGGATCTTAATGGTGCTCCAAGTAAATGTCTTACTTTTTGATAAAACTGACTTCTTTCTGGTTCATTAATGATTGACATAGTTTTTATTTATAAATATGTTTATTATTAAATAATAATTTTACTTAATTCTTTTTTATATAACATAACCATTTCATTGATCTCTGAAGAACCACCAAGTTCTTTTATTTTGTCTTGAAAAAATTTAATTCTCTCATTGTAATATTCAATTTCTTTGTCCTTATTTCTAAACAGTGAAGGTTTTATTGAAACTTTTAATGGTTCTTTGGTTATTGGTATTTTAAAATTACTTTTAAGTGGATTTTCATAAAAATAAATTAAGTGTGGTGGAAATTTTGACTTATTACTTACCGTTAACATTCTATTATGATCATTTCTAAACATAATATAATTTTGGTTTGCTCTATCTACGTAAACTAAAACATCAACATTTTCGCTCTTATATTTATTTTGTGTTGCCCAAGATGGAATTACAAAATAATTACCCCTATCACTACCGTCATATAAAACTATTTGACTAACATTTACAGGTTTAACTTGGAAATATATTGTATCTCCATTTTTTAATTTTAAAACTAAGTCTTGTCCTTTTTTTCTATCGTTAATATCGCCAGCACAGTGTTCATATAGTTCATAACTAATACCTTCTTCCTCAATACTTAAGTTATATGCTTCTCTAATTGATTCTTTGGCATAGTCTTCATTAAGACGACCAACCTCAATAGTTCCAATGTTAGGACTTGCTAATCGATCAAGATACATACCATCATTACTAAATAAATTATATGCATTGTTGGTTATCCAAGTTTTAAAATCTTCAACACCTTCCGTTTCTTCCATCCATATTTTTTGAATTTCTGATTTAACTTTACTGTTGGTGTCAAAACGATTTATAATTGACCAATTACTTGTTCCTCCGTATTTTTTTTCTGAATATTCCCCACCTAAAATACCTTCATCAGTATTACATTTTTTTGTTTCTATTTTACCTATACATCCATATTTGTATTGTTTGTTAAAACAACCCTCATATTGTGACGCAATTAATAATCTAATTTGTTTTGGTGTTATTGGAAAAGAAAAATCATTTTTTTCAGATAATAATTTTTTAACATTAATATTTTCTTTAATATTTTTCTTTTTTGTTTTTAATTCATAAAGGTCATTAACAAATTCCCAATTAACAACATTCCAAAAGTTATTTATATACTCATCTCGTTTGTTTTGATATTTTAAATAATATGCGTGTTCCCAAACATCAAGACCTAAAATTGGAAACCCACCTTTTTTAACAACATTCATTAGTGGATTATCTTGATTTGGTAACGACATTATTTTTAAATTACCATCTTTTGTTAGGTATAACCATGCCCATCCAGATCCAAAACGATCTTTAGCAACTTGATTAAACTCATCTTTCATTTTTTTTATATTTCCAAAATCTTTCTTAATTTGTTTATATATTTCACCTGTCGGAACTTGTTTTTTTGGTGATAACATTTTCCAAAATAAAGCATGGTTAAACGCCCCGCCGGCATTGTTTCTTATGGTGTTGTCATATTTACTTATAGATTTTATGATGTCTTCTAACTCCACATCACCTTTAATATTCTTAATTGCTTTATTCAACTTATCAACATAACCTTTATAGTGTTTGTTGTAATGAACATCCATAGTTTTAGAATCAATAAACTTATTTAAAGAAGAATAGGTGTAAGGTAATTTTTCTATTCCAATTTTTTTCATTTCAACAATTAAATTTTCTTTAATTGTTTCTTTTTCGTTTAAAACTATTTGTTCGGATATAAGATTTAATTTATTTTTAATTGAGTTAGATTCATACATTTTTTTTTCTAAGTCTGGATGTTTTTTTTCAAACATCTTAACAAGTCTGCCAGCAAAGGCATTTGCTTCGTCTTCATTTTTTCCACCAATGTTTGGCCCTTGTTTTCTACCCTCTACGGACATTTGATGTTCATGAACCCATTCATGGGCTAAGGTTCTCATAATATCCCTATTAAGTCTGTTTTTTGCCAAGATTTTTAACTCACCATTATCCGTTCTTGACCCCGTTGACATTTTGCCAATTTGTTTACCCAAAAACTTTACAGTAATTTCTTTTTTTAATGGATATTTTTCTTGTAATAATTTTATAAAATTATGTATAAGTTCTTTATCTTCTTTTTTAAACTTGGTATCTTCGTATGTTATTTTTAATTCCATTAATTATAAATATCTCTATCGATATTTATTTATCATATTTAACATCTCTTCGGCAACATCACCAATGTTTTCTTCTAATTGATCGCCCATTACAGTTCTGATAATTTGTTTTTTACGATTTAGAATATCATATATTGCACCTTCTATTGTGTTTTCATATAAAGGATAATAAACCAACACATTATTTTTTTGACCATATCTATACGCCCTGTCTTCGGCTTGAGAATGTTCTGCTGGAACAAATGATAGGTCATTCATAATTACAACCTCAGCAGAAGTTAAAGTTAACCCAACACCAGCCGCCTTTATGTTTCCAACAAAAACTTTAATTTTTTCATTGTCTTGAAATTCGTCAACAGCTTTTTGACGATGAGGTTTAGAACAACTACCGTCTAAATAAACTGCTTGTTTACCAAAGTGTTGGTAAATCGTTTGTAAAGAATCTGTAAAGTTTGTAAATACGATTACTTTTTTTCCTTGTTCAATAATATTTTCTACAATTTCTATGGTTTGTTTTGTTTTTTCATTTGAAATAACTTTTCTAACCTTCATTAATTTTGAAAACTGAACGGTAAGTGATGATGCTTCGTCAGGATTTTTATCATACCAAGCATAATATTCCCCCATCAGTTCTTCATACTCTTTTGATTTTAAACGAAGATATACAGGAGAAATAATTTTATCAGGAAGATCTAACACATCTTCTTTTAACCTACGAAGAATTTGTTTTGAAGTCCTATCTCTTAATTCCTCTAAATTAGATGCTCCCGTTACATTCCAAACTTTTCTTCTACCTGCCATAAATTGATAACCCTGACAATAACGAATAGCGTAAGCCATCCAATTCTGAGCGACTGGTGATTCAATAATGTTTAATAGGTTATAATAGTTCATTGGACGAGAAGTCATTGGAGTTCCCGTTAATAACCAAACTCTTTTAATATTCTTAACAAAATGATTTATGATTTTTGTTCGTTGAGCTTGGGGATTTGAGATCATGTGAGCCTCATCTAAGATAACAAGGTCAAAATTTGATTGGTTGAGTAATGAATTGTCTTTTTCTTTTGTGTCGTGAAAGTTTTTTAAAATATCATAATTAACAATAACAAAATCAGATTCAGTTGAAAATTTCTTACCTTCCGAAATATAAACAGGTCTATCTGAATAATTTTCAATTTCACGTTGCCAATTAATCTTTAATGATGCGGGACATATAATTAATATTTTTTTTGCACCTGTCTCTAAAGCTGCTATGATCGTACAAGTAGTTTTTCCAAGTCCCATATCATCGGCAAGAATGAATCTTCTTGATCCTGCTAATTTTTCTATTGCTTCTTTTTGATGTTGTAGTGGAGGTCTATGACTATATTTAGAATAATCTACCTCAACTACCTCAACATTGTGTGATTTTATTAATGCTGATTTAGGAACCCAAAATTCTGTTAAAGGATCTTTCTCAAAGAATTTACCCCAAATATGATACGATTTTTCTTTCTCAACTAATAATTTCTCAATGTAAATTTTTTCAGGGGTTTCCATCAAATATCTTTCTTCTGCAAACTTCTTTGCGAAATATGTGTCAAGATCAACCCACTTACGTGCGATCTTTGGTGTTGTGTTAAAATAATTTATAATGTAATCCGATTGAGTTCTTGTTGGATAAAACTTACCATTAGTTTTTTTTTTATTTTGTAAGTATATTATATGGTTATTCGCACCACTATATGACTCGAGTAGTACAAGCGCTTTTTGCTCAACTAAGGAAGATAAGTTTTCCAATTTTAGTCTTTTAATAAAAATACTAATAAAAAAGATATTTATCAATAAAATAGTGTTTTTATGCAAAATAATGTTCCAATTTCTAGATTAGGTAAATTTTTTGGGGATCGTGATTTTGAACTTGAAATTAGTATGGGTCAGGAGTGGTTGATAGGTGATATGAACTTTACTTGTGTTCTCTATAAAATTGATAGAAACAAAATTAAAACTGACGATGTTTATGGTGAGGTTGTGGAAGACGGTATTAAATTTTTACCTCCTGTCGAATTTAACGCACAAATTACTATTGCAGCACCTGAAAATAAAATGATTGGATCAACAAAAATGGATCAGTTTGAGCCAGGTAATATTACTATTTCTGTTTATTTAAAAACTTTAGAAAACTTAAATATTGATGTTGATTTTGGTGATTATGTTGGGTATTATGATAGTGAAAATTTTGTTAGATATTATACGGTTGTTAATGATGGTCGTGTAATTTCAGATACAAAACACACATATAAAGGGTTTAAACCATTTTTTAGAACAATAATTGCCGCACCTGTTGGGCCAAACGAATTTAAAGGTTTATAATATAATTAAAAGTAATAAAATTAATAATGGCAATACCAAAGAAATCAATTAAACCATCCATACCTTTAAACTACCCTAAAACTCTTTTACCGAGAAGGGAACAGATAAAAGACATGATTACTAAGGATGGAACATATCTTCCTAAGTCATTACTACATGCAGATTTAGATCGTGGATTTTTAGATTTTGTAAAAGAAAAGTTTAGTATAGTTTCGGAAGGTAAAAAAATTCCCGTTGTAGATATTTTAATTACAACCCAAAATTGGTCTCAGTTTGTTGAAACTTGGGATTTTCAAAATATAGATAAAAATATTGAACCTCCATTTATAACTGTTATTAGAAACCCCGAAGTTAAGTATGGAAATAACCCTGCGGTTATGTATAATATTCCAAATAGAAAAATGTATTATTATATGGAAGTACCAACATGGGATGGAAATAGAAAAGGATCTGACATATACAAAATTCCACAACCAGTTCCGGCCGATTTTAAATATACTGTTGCAATTATATGTAATAGAATGAGGGATCTTAACACTTTAAATCAAAGAGTTCTTGAAACATTTGCATCAAAACAAGCGTATCAAACTATTAATGGACATTATATTCCAATAATAAATGATTCATTTGCCGACGAGTCTGTTATGGATTTAGAGAAAAGAAAATATTATATACAGAAGTATGAGTTCACAATGATGGGATTCTTAATAGATGAAGAACAGTTTGAAGTTTCCCCCGCAATATCTAGAACCTTTCAGGTAATTGAAACTGACCAAAGAAATATAAAAAGGAAACAAAAAAAACAAACCCCAATAGAACTTGAGGTAATTAAATTACAATATTTAAATAATGTCACAACGCAAGAACGCTATTTTGAATATACTTGTAATTTACTTTTTGATCGATCCGTTAATATAGAAGAATTTTCTGTCTACATAAATGAACAATATTATGGTGATAATGTTGAATCAATTCAAATTAATACAAATGACATGTTAAGGATTGATATAATATCTAGTGGTGGATCTGAGGATCCTTATCTTTTGTTTACTCAAAGTTTAGTTTAATTTTCACCATATATATCTTTTTTATCCTTACATTTTTCAATGATTAATGACTCCAAAAATTTATATATTTTAAGTCCTCGTTTATCGCAATATTTTTTTAGGACTTCGTGAACTTCGGAGTCAATCTTGAGGTTTTTTATCTTCTTGTTATCATTAGTCATAGAGGCAGAAAAAAGGCAGAATAAAATCTTACCAAAATATAAATACTTTTAGTAATGTAAAGTTTTTAGTATTTTACAAAGTATTTATAGAAATAAATAACTAAAAAAAAATATTTAACATGGCAACTAATAGTAAAGTTTTTGTTTCACCAGGTGTTTATACCTCAGAAGTTGATTTAAGTTTTGTGGCACAAAGTGTCGGAGTAACAACTTTGGGTATCGTGGGAGAAACGTTAATTGGTCCAGCATTCGAACCAATTTTTATCACAAGTTTTAACGAATTCCAAACGGTATTCGGTGGAACATCACCAGAAAAATTTATAAACACACAAATCCCTAAATATGAGGCATCTTATATCGCCAAAGCATATTTACAACAATCAAACCAACTATTTGTAACAAGAATATTAGGTTTGTCAGGATATGATGCGGGTCCGTCTTGGTCTATCGCAACTGTTGCAAATGTTGATCCATCAACTGTTGGTATTTGGTGCTTAAGTTCAGTTACTGATGTATATACTTGTGAAACAATATGTGCTCTTCCTTACCAAGAAAGTTATTTCGTAGCATTTAGTGGTTGTAATAATGATGTGTCAACAATTTCATATCTATCACAATTCCCTCAAGAAATTCAAGATATTCTTTATAGTCAATACGAACAATTTGATGGAGGCACTTCCACATTAAATGATGACATTAGAAGTTTGATTTTTGATGTTATCACAAATTCAAACCCATTTACCGCAGAAGATAAATACATTTCATATTTTGGATCTATAGATACTGATGATTACAACACTTTAACAAACGCAGGGTGGTCAGCATCTACAAACGTATTTGGAGTTCCTTCAGTTTCACTTGATGATACTGATTTAGAATCAGCTTTAAATGATCCTTGGTATTATGCATTATTTAATACTACTGGTAATACAAATTATAGTGGATATTCATTTTTCACTTATGTTACGGACTTAACTATGAATCCAGTTACGACTACAACAACGTTAACTCCTTCTCCAACACCAACACCAAACCCTTGTACAACACCAATTCCTATAACACCAACTACAACGACAACAACTTTACCGTTAAATTGTTATCAAGGAACTCTAGTATTAAAAATGTATTTCTATACAGGAACATCGTTTACGGAGTATGATAACGTAGTTGTTGGGTCTTTAAGGTCAAGAGGTGTTGCAACATACTCAACCGGAAATAACCCGTCTTATTCTGTTACAGGAACATCAGAGGTTTCTTTAAATATGACTGGTCAATATTCTTCAGTTCTTAAAAATCCTTATACCACTTTTGGTGTAAACGTTACTGATAAGTTTGGTGTCAAATATTTCTTTGAAACTTCATTTAGTCAAAACGACCCTGAGTATTGGAGTAAAGTATTTGGTGTAACTAACTTTCAAAAACCAAGAATTGAGGTTCCTGTGTTTGCAGAAGAAAATTTCCAATCTTGGCTAAACTTTGCTTGGAGGAAAGGTTACATTAAAGGTCTTAATCCAAACCTAATTGCTCTTGATTCCGCACAAAGTAGTGATCCAAATTCAATAGGATGGTATTTAGATAAATGGCAAACACCATACTCTCCATTTGTTGTGTCTGAACTTAGAGGTAATAAAGTTTATGATTTATTTAGATTCTATACAATTTCTGATGGTGACGGGGCCAACACCTTAATTAAAATTTCAATAATTAATCAAACATTTAATAATTTAACGTTTGATATATTAATTCGTGATTATTTTGATACAGATGCAAATCCTGTTGTTTTAGAAAAATTCACAAACTGTGCAATGGATCCAGGACAAAATAATTATATTGCAAACAAAGTTGGAACTTTAGATGGTGAATACGTATTAAATTCAAAATATGTTATGGTTGAAATGTCTGAAGATGCTCCAATTGACGCTCTTCCTTGTGGATTTAACGGTTTTAATTTTAGAAACTACGCAGGAGCACAGTCACCATTCCCGATAATTAAAGGTAAGTATGATTTCCCTGGTGAAGTTATTTATAATCCTCCATTTGGTTTATCTTCAGGAAACGACGATGCTTTGGTTAGTTCAGGTGATAACGTTAGAAGAACTTACTTAGGTATGTCTAATTCTTATGGTTGGGATCCTGCATTCTTTGAATATGTTGGTAAAAGAAACCCTATTAACTCTTGTGATATTGAGGGTCTACCTTTTAATTACAGATCAGCTGGTTTCCACATGGATGTAAATGCAAGTGGATTAACAATAGGACCCGAGTTTTCAACAAGTGGTGGACAAAGATTTATTTGTGGTAACTCACCATTTATAACAGACCCTGAATTACCAACAAACGCATATTATAGACTGTTCGCTCGTAAATTTACATTCTTAGTTCAAGGAGGATTTGACGGATGGGATATATATAGAGAATGGAGAACAAACGAAGATAGATTCCAAATTGGTAGAACCGGATATTTGAATGGGGCTTGTCCTTCATCACGTTATCCTACAGCTAAAGGTTGGGGAGCATTTAAAGAAATTTCTCTTGGAGATGGAACTCAAAATTTTGCAAATACCGACTACTACGCATACTTGTTGGGTCAACAAACATTTGCTAATCCAGAATCAACTAATATTAATGTATTTGTAACACCTGGTATTGATTATGTTAATAACAGTAATTTGGTTGAAGATGCGGTTCAGATGATTGAATTCAATAGAGCTGACTCTTTGTATATTACAACAACCCCTGACTACGATCTTTACTTACCAACAACTACTGGTGGGGATGGATTAATTTATCCAACTGAGGCGGTAGATAACTTAGATAACACAGGAATTGACTCTAACTATACCGCAACTTACTATCCGTGGGTATTGACAAGAGACAGTGTAAACAACACACAAATTTATATTCCACCAACAGCTGAAGTTACAAAAAACTTGGCATTAACTGACAACATTGCATTCCCTTGGTTCGCAGCGGCAGGTTACACTCGTGGTATAGTAAATTGTATAAAGGCTCGTAAGAAATTAACTCAAGAAGATAGAGACATTCTTTATAACGGAAGACTTAATCCAATTGCAACCTTCTCAGATGTAGGAACTGTAATTTGGGGTAATAAAACTCTACAAGTTAGAGAGTCTGCTCTTGATAGAATCAACGTTAGAAGATTGTTATTACAAGCACGTAAATTGATTTCAGCGGTATCCGTGAGGTTATTGTTTGAACAGAACGATGCACAAGTAAGACAAGACTTCTTAAATGCGGTGAATCCAATCTTAGATGCGATTAGAAGAGACAGAGGTCTTTATGACTTTAGAGTAACAGTTTCTAGTGATCCTGAAGATTTAGATAGAAACCAAATGACCGGTAAGATTTACATTAAGCCAACTAGAGCTTTAGAATTTATAGATATAACCTTCTACATTACTCCAACTGGAGCATCGTTTGAGAATATATAAATCGGTTTAAAATACAAACACAAAAGAAAGGGGTATCGAAAGTTCCCCTTTTTTGTTAAACAAACTATTTATTATTATGAATTATAAAAATACGGTAAGAGAAATCATTAGTGAGATTATTCACGATCAGATGACCCCTACTATGAAGTATTATGCTTTTGACTGGGATGACAATCTAATGTATATGCCAACCAAAATATATTTAAAGGATGATAAGGGAAATTCTGTTGGTATGTCTACCGAAGATTTTGCAGAATATAGAACTAAGATTGGTGAAAAACCTTTTAAATATGAAGGACATACTATAGTTGACTTTTATGACAATTCTTTTAAGAACTTCAGAGTTCCTGGTGATAAGTTATTTATGAAAGATTCTATGACGGCTGAAACAGGTCCTGCTTGGTCTGATTTTGTTGAGGCGGTTAATAACGGGTCAATTTTTGCAATCGTCACAGCAAGGGGACATACCCCATCTGTGATCAGAAATTCCATTTATAATTTAATAAAACAAAACAAAAACGGATTATCTTCAAGTGAGTTAGTTAAAAATCTTAAAAAATATAGAGAATTATCAGATGAGGATGATTTATCCAATGATGAACTAATAAAGTCTTATTTGGATATGTGTAAATATTATCCTGTAACTTTTGGTGAGGGATCAGCTGCGAATCCAGAAGAATTAAAAGTTAAATATATGAAAGAATTTATGACATATGTTAAACAAATGTCCCAACAACTACAAGAGAAAGCTTTTATAAAGAATAAAATAAGTAATTATTTTAACCCTTTTATTGGTTTTTCAGATGACGACATAAGAAATGTGAATACAATGAGAAAAAATTTTCCAAATAAAGATGAATTAAAGATTTATGCTACATCTAAAAAAGGAAAAGAAGAATATGAATAATAATTAATAACTGGATCTAGTAATAAGATATTTTAAAAAAAAGTGGAAGTAAATAGAAAAAAAAATTATTACATGTATTTATAATAAAAAATAAACAAAAAAATAAAAAAACAAATTATGGCTGATTTACTAATGAAAATGCCGATACCCTACGAACCAAAAAGGGAAAACCGATGGATCTTAAGATTTCCTTCGTCACTTGGTATAAATGAGTGGTATGTAGAGTCCACGGCAAGACCTTCTCTTACTATTGCAGCAACGCCAATTCCTTTCCTAAATACGGAAACATACGTTGCTGGTAGATTTACTTGGGGTGAATTAGCGGTAACTTTTAGAGACCCTATTGGTCCATCAGCATCACAGGCATTAATGGAGTGGATTCGTTTATGTGCTGAATCTGTAACAGGACGAATGGGATATGCGGCTGGTTACAAAAAAAATGTTGACCTTGAAATGTTAGACCCAACCGGAGTTGTTGTTGAAAAATGGATTTTAGAGGGAGCTTTTTTAACAAAATATGATGGTGGAGCTTTAACATACACTAGTGATGGTTTAGCTAAAGTAACGAGTTCTATGAGAATGGATCGTTGTATATTAGTATATTAATTTTTTAATAAACAATATTATTAATTCCTATATGTTTTTATGTATGGGAATTTTTTTTTGTAAACGTTATGTAATTGTTTTAATCTTTACAAAAAAACATATGTTAATTATGTTTAAATTAAAAAAAATATGGAACAAAATGCTTACACGGCAGGACAAGCCGATTTCAATTTACCACACGATGTTATAACCCTACCTTCTGGAGGGATCTTTTATAAATCTAAAAAGAAAACCATTAAAGTTGGTTATTTAACTGCGTTTGATGAAAACATAATTGCCGAAGCTGACTATAAAAAAAGTATTCAAGAAAGTATAGTTCTTCCTTTGCTTAGGAATAAAATTTATGAAAAAGATTTAAGACCTGAAGAATTAGTTGACGGAGACGTTGAAGCAATACTTTTATTTTTAAGAAACACGTCTTTTGGTCCCGAATATCCAATAACCGTAAATGATCCGAATACAGATAAAAAATT